GACATTCAAACTATCTAGTGGATAAGCTGCAGGTCTAATTGATTGTGCAGATTCGTAATCATAGCGTACAAACATATCTGCATCAATAGTTGTTTCTGGCGCATAATTAATATTTACACGTTGCATATATTTTCTGATACCGGGGTCTCCAAAAGTCAAGTCAGGACTTCTATACTTTGCAAATATTAATGTGCCATCAAATGTATCACCCGTATCCTGCCTATACACAAATCCGTCAAATCCACCATGTATAGGTATTACTTCTCCTGTCTCAACAGTTGTATCCGTGCAGTTTGGCTTTATACCTTTTAATTGTGAGAACTCAAACCCTGTTCCTTTTAACACACATATAACACCAATTGTAGCTGGCTCAGTTCCATCTTTACTAAAGAATATTCTATACTGTGTCTTGTCTGGTATAACTATAGATGTAAAAGAAGCAGAGTCTACTAAGTTTTCCTTAAACAAAGGCTGCACGTTAGAACTAATAGTACCAAGTTCCACGTCACCAATTCTTGCTGTACCAGCAATTGTTCTTAAACCATCTGGTCCTAAGAATATTAAGTCACCAGCAAATTCTTGAATAGTAAATCCGTTAACACAACCAATGTCACGTGTAACTGCTGTGACTGCAAAGTTTGAAGAACTTGTACCTGTTAGTTTAAATATTCTGTTTTCGCAAAATACAAACAAATCATCACGGAAAACTTTAAGACCAGTTACAGTGTCATCAACTGAAAAACTGCCAGCACCACTTCCGCTACTAAAAGCATCTTCATCAAAAGGTTGGCTAAATACTACCTCTTGAGGTGTAGATGACTTACCTGCATAAAACATGTGGTTTTTAAAAGATACTACAAACTGAGAGCCTGAAACAGAACTATCACTTACGTCTGTAGCAGCTAAAGAAGTGTTGAACACTACAGGTGCGTTTGCACCATCAACCATAATTATCTTTTCGTTACCATCAAAATTAAAACGCTCAAATTGATAGCGACCTGCACTCGTTCTGCCTGTATCTCTTTCTGTCCAAGTTTCTGATACAACATCTGTAGCAACATGTGCAGCAGCAGTAGTGCTACTTGTTGCACGTGTAACACCTGTAAATGATGTCGCTGTTTTACCAGTATAGGTAAATATTTCAGAGTTTATTTGTATTGTACCACTAGAACTAAACGCAGATGTATCTTTTGCATTAATAGTTCCAGAACCACTCATGGTTTCACTTGCAGATATTTTAAGTGTTAGTGTTGTAGAGGCAGAACTAAATATTTTAGTACCTCTAGCCGCAAGTGTAAACTTGTTAAACAATGCTACCATTAGCACAGCTTCAGAGGTAGAAGATGTAAATGGTACAACTTGATTTATATGTTTCTTAAATCCATTTATTCTCTTGTAGCCGCCTTCAATATCAGGTTCAAAGTTAGTTAACTCTAGTGCCTGACCCGGCTGCATAATAAAGGTAGACCTGTTTAAAACAAGCCCACCCTCACAGTTAAATGAAAAAGGTTGTGTTCCTGATTGGTCAGCCATTTATGACACCCTTGGATTTATATTCGCACTCCCTGCGTATCCTTGATGTGGCAGATAAGTTGACCTGACATATTCAAATTTATTAACAAGAAGAGTTTGCATATTTTTTATACCTTGCTCAAATCGTGCAAAGTTTATACCATACTGTTGTGTTTCTCCTCTGTACTGATATACAAATGCAGTTGCACCATCTACAATTACAGGAGCAAATCTGTCGGGTATAGTCGTTGTATCACTGTGTGCAGATAAGTCAGACGGAAAAGTAAAGTAGTCAAACTTTAACGAGTATTGTTTATCTGGAAAAGGATACAGCAAATAGTTGTTATCTAAGGTGCGAGAAACATATAATGGCACACCACCGTTGTCAAACTGCGCTACCTGCACACCACTTGCATGTGCTGCTGCTGTTGTGCTTTCTGCACCACGTGTAACACCTGTAAGGTCATTGCCCAGTATACCTGTATAAGATACTACCTCGTTACCTATGTGTGCTGTACCTGCGCTATCAAAGCCTGTGGTAGATGTTAATGTAAGTGTAGTAACAGAGTCAGAATGTGAGCCATTAAGAGTTGTTGTTACTATCTCATCTTCCTGTGTAATATAACTATTAACGTATTCGTTATAATCTAATTTACCTAGCTTGCCACCAGACACAGCTAGGTCTTCATCTTTTACAATTCTAAATGTATTATAGTCTACAGTTTTAGTTGAGGCAGGTAAACTATATCTAACTGAACCAGCTACAAGTGTTTCTGTTTGTGTAGCATGGTTAAATGGATAATTAAATTCTCTTTGATTTATGTATCTAATAGCTTCATTAACAGCGTTCTTTGCTTGTGTTTGTACACCCCTAGCCGTAGAAAAAGTAGTAGATGTTAACTCTACCTCATTCAGATGGGTCAAAACTTTATTTACAAGTGTGAGGTATGATTCAGCCATTTATAATATTCTCTGGTAAGAGTAAGAAGGGGCAAGTTGCCCTGCCCCCTAAACTTAGTTATGCGAGTTGGTCGCGGTCTACTTCTTGAGCAGTCATGTCACCGGGGTCATCAACATCCAAGCAAACAGCAAACATGCGGATTTTACCACCTGTTGTTGTGCCTGTCATTGCCTGAATTTCAACGTCAATGGTATCTGAAGTGCCACCAATAAGAACAGGAGTTTGTCCTGCTTTAAAAGCATAATCACCTACAGATGCGCCATCAAAATCAAAACCGTCAACAAAGTTATCAAGGTCTCCACCTGTGATACCAAAATCAAAATCTGTGTCAGTTGAAGTACCTGTATGAGCAGATGTTACTTCAAAACCAGCACACATGATTAGGGTATTCGCAGGAATAGTCAAACCCGGAATAACATCATTAGCAGCAAGGGCTGTGCCTTTATCACTTGCAGCAGTAGCAAAGTTTAACTCTGCTGAAAGCAAGTAAGGCTTACGACCACGAGCGTCATTTCCACGTGCTACGGAAGTAGTATTATCACCAAGAGCCATAATTCAGTCCTCCCTTACACTAGACAGAAACGAGCGTTAACAAGAGCCTCTGGACGAAGAATCTTGCGTCCATAGAGGTGCATACCACGAACAATGTCAGCAAAGCTGTCAGGGTCACGATATGTCTCTGTCTTGTTAATTTGCTCTGCGGTAGCAACGGCAGATGAATGTCCACCAACAATCACACCAAAGTTGGATGAGTTAGTACCACCAGTAGTGGCAGAACCTGTTCCAATCTCAGGAAGGTTGTTAGAAACATACACTTGGAAGCCGTGCAGGTTATTAACAACAAGTCCGTTGCGAAGTCCACCTGACTCACCATAGTCTTGGTTCAGAAGTTTGGAATCTTCATCCTTCAAGATTTCTAGGAATACAGGATTGACTACAAGCCAACGACCTTGGGTATCCACATTTTGCTGGTCCAGCTTACGAGCCATACGAGCAATAATCATGGTTGGGTTAGCATTGCCTGACCCCGGTACAGCAGATGCACCCGGTAAGCGTGGCTGAATACCAATACCATTGTCGGCAGAGCCGCCAAAGTCATTAGCATCAACTTGCATTTCAGCCAGCAGTTCATTAGAACCTGCAGTAGAAATTGCCTTTGAACCATTTACGGTTGTATTGGCAGTATCTGCTACACCATGAATTGCAGACTGTTTAAAGCCACACATATAACCAAGAACGTCTTGGTCAAACTGGTCAGCCAAACGATACGCAGCACGGTCACTTGCCAATTGCTGGAAGTTCACGTGGCTATGCGCCTCTTCAATGTCATCAACCTTAAACGCAAAGTAGTTAGCTTTGTCGATGGTAAGGTTGAAATCTTCATCATCAAGGTCTTGCGGTGTGATTGTTGTACCACGTGCATAAGCCTTGACGGTGATTTCGGGTTCTTTGATAATCTTAACGGAATCACCCATCTGTGCAATTTCACCAAAGTAGTCATTATTGGAAATTGCTTCAGCAACAGCGGCCTTGCGGAAAGCAAGTTGCACCTGTTTGCTGTAGATAATAGGCGAAAAATTACCGTTAGGAAGATTACCGTACCCACTAGCGGTTGTAAACGCCATAGTACCATCTCCTTATTTAGGTAGTTTTTGTTTTAAACAGATACAAACTAAGGCTATTAGAGGCTGCGTTGCTTGGGTGTGACTGTACGGGTCAGGCCAAACTCTTCAGGTAATCCGTAAGACTGTGTGTTTGCATGGTTGAAGTGTGCATATTGCGCTACACGCACACTTCTTATTGACTATAGTTATATTCAATTTCAACTATTTGTCAACACTTTTTTCTTTCGGCACTTCAATTACATTCATATTCATGCTGAAAGACCTACGTTCACCCTTCGTGTAGAAAGGATATACGCAGTGAAACAGTTGTGCAGGAAAAACATAGAAGTCACCAACTCTTGGTTTAATTAAGAAATTAGTGCTTGTATAACCAGCAGCCGTTCCATAGGCAAACTGTATATGCCCATGAGAAGGATGATGGTCTTTATAATCTTCTTCCCACTCTTTTTCTATTCCCTCTGGAAGTTTTAAATATCCAACACAAGATAGTCTACCACCTGTGTGAATATGTAAAGGGTTATACTCATTTTCAAATTGCCTTACAAACCAACCTGAAGCAATTTGAATACCATAGTTAAAGTTTTCAAAGTCCAAACCTTTTTTACCAAAATGGTTTCTGTGGTCTGTGTATGCTTGATACTGTAATATAAATTTACCTAGTTCTTTTTGTACTTCAGTTACAGTATCTTCATCAAAGTGTAATTCTTCTGAAACTTTACCAACTAAGTTGTCTGAGTAATCCTCTAACTTATCAGTCATTCTACTGTTAAGTTTTTCTACAAATTCATCGGGCATTTTAAAGTAACCCATTGTAGGGCCAAATGGAGCAATAAACTCCATTTCACTTTTAGGTTCATATATAATACTCATCGGGCTGAACCGCTAATATCATATATAAACTTACCACTGCGAATAGCTTCCATTATCTCATCGGAATGCTTTTCATATTCCTGTGGTGACATTGCCTGAACCTGCGACTCTTTTAAATAAGTGGAAGATTCTTTTGTTTGAGGTGTGCTTCTTGAGCCTTTATTAGACACCGCTTCAGCCGCACCTTTAGTCGTCTTAGTTTTCTTTTCACTTGTTATACCTTTGTCAACTTTGTAAAGGTCAATTGCTCTAGCAGCAGACCTTGCATCATTATCATTTTCATACAGTGCATCCTGCACCCATTTAGGTTGTTCTTCAGCCCACGCATGAAAATCATCACTATCACGAATGTCTCCAAAGTCAGGATGAAGTCTCATTAACTCTGCTTCAGCCTTTTCTTTTGTAGCAGACATTTGCATTTCATCAATTGCTTTTATACGTTCTTCCAGTGCTGTTGACTGTTCACGTGCCTTTTTCATAGCAATTGTTTCAACAATAGCAGCTACATCTGGATAAGTTGTAGCCCACTCTTCAATGTCTTCATCAGACTTGGGCAACTTCATCTCTTTTTGTGCAGCAATAGATAGTTGACTTTTTAAACTCTCTATTTCTTTTTTAAGTTCTTCTGCCTGTTTTTGCTGATGCCTACGTAAATCAGAATAACGCTTTTTAAATGTTCGCTCTTCTGCGTTTGTAGGTTCTTCCTCTTCTTCTTTTTGCTCTGGCTCTTCTACTTCACCTTGCTGTTCTTTTAGTAGTTGTTCCAGTTCTGCTTCTTCTTTTTTAATCCGTTCTTCTTGCGAATACGGTTTACTTACAAATGCAACTTTCTTTTCTGGTTGCATTTCTTCTGCCATAATAGCTTGTTCAGCCATTTCTTTTCTCCTTATGGGGCTAACCGTAGCCAGTGTTGGGGGGTTAGGTAGCCATTGATATGTGGATTATTTTTTAGAAGCTAACCCACTTTGCTTCATCTGTTGGGCAAGGCCGCCTTTATTAAAGATACCACCGTAGTCTGTTGCGCTGTAGCCTCCTAAACCTGCTACAGTGCTTCCTACATCTCCTCTGGGGTCAGAAGTTTCACTTTCATCAGCATAAGATAAACCTGCACCTCTTGCGCCTCTTTGTTGTGCAGCAGCTTCTGCCTTTGCCGCATCTTCCGCTGCCTTTTGTTCTGCCCTTAACTCTGCAGTTGTCTTTGGTGTTCCATCTGCTTTTGTTGCACTAATTCCAAATACACCAGCTTGTGCAGCAGCTTGTTTGCGTTCTTCTCTTCTTTCATTTCCTATCTCTATAGCATACGCTTTAGAAATTTCACGCTCAAGAGATACCTGCGATTTATTTTTTACGTTACCTCTTCTGTCAGTAAAGGTAGTAGAAATTTCTAATCTATTTGCTTCTGAACGCAAAGAATCCATTATCTCTTCTTGAGATTTAGTTTTTACTTCAACCTCTCCATCTTTACCTGTAACTTCTTTCGTGTAAAAATCAGACATTTTTTCAGTTACAGATTTAAATGTATCTGCTATCTGCTGTTGTTGTAAGTCACTTAACTGGTCAAGTGAACTTTTACCTATGCTAAATTCACCCGCACCCCTAAACTGGTCTAGCACACCACCTAATACAGCACCCGCATGTTGTTTATTGCCAGCTAAGTATCCCATTGCTTGTCCTGCTTTTCTACCCATTTGTGTAAGAACACCTGTTGCACTTCCAGTAAAGAAAGCAGCAATAGCAGGACCAACCTCTTTAAGATTTGCCATTCCAGCAGCAGCTAAAGCATTTTTTAAATCTTTATTTTTAATTTTACCCCTATCATATGCGACACCAGTTGCATCTGTTGTACTAGGCACAGAGTCAGCTGGAGATTCATCTTGTTCTTGTTGTTGTTGTACAGTAGGAATAGCTTTTGGAGTTTCTGTAGCTGGCTTTTTAGTAGGAGTGTAATCTTCTTTTCTAACAAATCCTTCTGGTATTTGTGTTACCCCCGGAATAAAATTTATTTGTCTTTCTGCACCTGTTTTTGTATTTACAATTGTAATAAGCTGTGCTGCCCCACCGCCTTGACCTCCTTGACCACCTCCTAAGAAATCTCCTATACCCGGAACTGGAGATTTTGGAAGTGTAGGAACAGGAGACTGCACTGGTCCTTGTACTGGTGGTTGTATAGGTGGCATCACAGGAGGTTGTACGGGAGGCATTACAGGAGTCGTAAAGTCTGGTGCAGTATATTGAGATTGTCTTTGCACACCCGGTGTAAAGTTAACACCTGTAGGTGGTACAAAAGTTCCTTGTTGTGCTTCAACAACTCCACCCTCTGCAAATTCTACCATACCATCATCTTCCATGTCAAGGTCTGACATATCAAAAGGAATGTCATCAGGAATAACAGCTTCATCTGCATTACCCATCTGACCCATCTTGTCCATCATTTCCAAACCACGTTTTGCTTCTTGTCGCATCTGCATTAGTTTTTCAAGGCCAATGTATCTTACAACATCTGCTGGAAATACAAACTCGCCCTCACTAAGCTGGGCAGGAATATCGTCACGAACTTCTTCTTGCATAGAACCTACAGGCACTTCGTTACCTGACTCTGGGTCAACTGTGCCGCCCTCTTGCATCAGGCCACCTTCGTCAAATGCACCCTCTACAGGCTCAAACAGTTCCATTTGTTTTGACATGCCACCTTCAGCAAAGTTTTGTGTTTGGTCAATTGTTTTGGCTACAAGATAGTCATCCATTACCATACCGCCTTCTGCAAATTTTCTTCCTAAAATAGATTCTACTTCATCTCTGTAGGGTAAATCTGTTACACCCATTTCTTTTTGTATAGCCCGTGTTTCCTCACGAGATAAAACTCTATTAACTTTCATGTCACCACCAACAACCCACTGGTCGCTGTCAGCTTGTCCGTCAGAGTACCTATAGCTACCGCCTTTAGGCACATAGTCATTAATGTCTGACTTTCCTTCTTTTGCCAACATAGATTGATAATCTATATCATCAGCCATTTCAACTTCAGCAAATACTTGATCTTCTGCTCTTCTCTTTACGGAAAGCTGCTTTCCTCTACGTATAATAGCCTCTGGTGTTACGCCAGCTTTAATAAGTTTATCTGCTTCTTTTTTTGTTATTTTTAAATCTTCTGGGCCTAAATGGGTTGCTACTGGTGACTGACTAGCATGAAACCCCGGACGTGCAGCAACCGCAGTTACTTTTCCAAAAGGTGCTTGTTTAGTTCTTCCTGCTCTTTCCGTTATAAAACGAGCGTTAATTAATTTCTGACGAGTCTCCTCATCTGGTATTATTATTTCAGTGCCAGTTTTGTTTCGTTTTTCTCCTTTACTTCTTTTTGCACCCTTAGTTGGTACATAAAAACTTTCCTTTGACGTAGCACTGCGCTTACCCTTAAAAGCTGCATCTGGAAAATTAGCCTCTAAAAATTCACCCCGTTTTATTTCTTTATTTGCGTCAACAAAAAGGGGATAAAGTTTATCATCTTCACCCTTAACAAAAAGTTTATATGCTTTACGTGTTTTGTTAAATGTTCGCAAACCTTTTGCTGCTGCAGGACCAAAACCCGGAAACAAACTTGCTGCTAAAGCTGTACCCTCAATACCTGCACCAACATAATCTTTTTCTTCTAATGCATCAGATGTACGTTTAACTCCTATAGCCTGACTAACGCCCGGTAGCATCTCCGCACCAAACATAGCTACATCTTTAGCGGATACACCCCCTTCTTTTTTTTGTCTTTCTGCACCTCTGCTTCTACGCTTTGGACTTAAAAGTTTTTCTGTTTCATTAGTCGCTGCCAATTATTTCATCCCGTAGGTATTTAAGTTTACGTAAAGCTGTGATAGCACCCTGCTGACGGTGCATCATTATTGTATCATCTGATTGTTCTAACACCTTTTGGTGTTGCTCAATAGTTAGGTCTACATAACTACTGAATGCTTCCCACTGGCGGTTGTTGCTCACCAGCGGCTTCAGGCGGCTGAGTACCTGCTGCTTGTCTACCATTACTACTAAATCCTTGTTCACCCGGAACTGGTGCTTGACCAGTGCCTATTGTTCCACCACCAGCACCACTAGTGTCCATAGCATCTGCACCTGCAGGTGGCGGTGTCATTCCCGCCTGTTCTTGCTGTGCTGGTGCTTGAAACTCTTTCATAAGTTCTGCTTGAAGTGCTGCTTCACTCATGTTGTTGGTTACTTTGTCGGGGTCAAGGTCCATTGATTTTGCAATCTCACTAATAATATATTGAAACTTTGCAAAAGGTGCAAGTGCAGGACTACTTGCTATTTGAAGGAACTGCATAAGTCTTTGGCTACGAACCTCATTAGCCATCAAACTTTCTGTGCCACGTGCCTTTACTTCTAAGTCACCTTTAATCTCTGGATCAAAATCAAACTGCATATTAAATCTAAAGAACCCTTCTCCCAAAGGACGCAATAGATAATCATCTACATTTTTAATAACAGTTTTTATACTACCACTTGCAGCGTTCATTAACATTGATATACCAGAGGCAGTTCTACCTACGCCTGATATACCTGTTTGTCCATGTGCAAATGATGGCAATCCTGTTGACTCATCAGCAAGCTGACGGGCTTTATCAAACAGCATCATATTTTCTTGTGACACATTAGGAAACTTAGTTCCAAATATTGCTTGACCCGGTGCGCCACCTTGTCTACGAAATACTTTACCCGGATACAGTGTCAAGTCTTGACCCGGCACTAAGTTAGTTTCATCAACCTCTACTAACATGTTACCCGATAGAACAGCATTATCAACTGCCATTCTCATAAAACCATTCATTAATGTTTGGGTGTCATCCATATTTTCTGCTATACCAACACCAAAGAATGAATATGGATTTAATTCAAATGGTGCTGCAGCGTAGGGAATTTTAGCAGGTTTAAATGGATTAAGAACCATGCGAAGAAGTTTGCCATTACATATCCAGACGTTAGCTTGTAATTCATCAAACTCTTTTAGTTCATCTGGTATGTTAACATTTTGCTCCTCAA